GTCAGGGCTACAAAAGACACCAGGTCCTGTCCGCTCTCGTATTGAATCTTTGCATTTTCTGCCGTTGCCATGATTTTTCCTCCTTGTTATTGCCTTGTGGCGTTGTGATAAATTTCAAATTGAGACAAATCCGGATACTCAATTTCCAAATCCTCATTTTGCTTTGGTGTTCCGTCACGCTCATAAAAATTCGTAATCAACAAAAGACCGCGTGCCGCAATTTCCGGCATCATGTAAAAATTCCAGCCGAGCATGTCGAGCGCGTCATTATGGTATGAGCATTCCCGCCGGCCA